CTTTTCCGTTTTCACCGACTCAAGAGAGCACTAGCCATGACTAAGGCCACAACAGGGCAGAATCGGGCGTTACAGGTCGTTACAGACTCGAACAGGGTCGAACAGGGAATCAGTACCGAACCTAAGCGCCTAATTGGCTCAGGAACGCCTAGAATCTCTTCACGCTTGAACGATTTACCGTCTAAGGGCTTGGAAATCATCGACTTCGCCTCTCAGATAGGCATTGATCTTATGCCGTGGCAGAAGTTCGTGTTCGAGCACGCGCTGAAAGTTAAGCCGGACGGACGCTGGCACGCGCCTCTGGTCGTGGTCGTTGCAGCTCGTCAGAATGGAAAATCTACGATTATGGAGATGTCGATTCTGGCTCGCCTTTTCCTATGGCAAGAATCGCTTCAGCTTGGTTCAGCGCACGTTCTGACTACATCGCTGGAGACTTTCCGGCACGTGGTCAGCATTATCGAGAGCAACGAATCACTTGCGAAGCAAGTCAAGAAGATTCGCTGGGCTCACGGATCCGAGGAGATTGAGCTGATGTCGGGCGCTCGCTACGTGGTCAAGGCCGCTAATGCCGCAGCTCGTGGATTCGCTAAACCGGAAACCGTGTACATGGACGAAACACGTCAGCTTAAAGACACCGAAGCCTGGTCAGCTATGCGCTATACAATGATGGCCGCTAAGAATCCGCAGCTCTGGACGTTTTCGAATGCTGGAGATCAACATTCTTTGATTCTCAATCAGCTACGCGAGCGCGGCATGGCTTCGGCTGCTGGTGGCAACGACGACATCGCTTATTTCGAATGGTCGGCATTCTCGGACAAAATTGAAGATGAGAAAAATTGGGTCGCCAGCAATCCGGCACTTGGTCACACAATCCACGAAGATAATATCCGCGCCGTTCTCAATGATCCGCCAGATGTAGTCCAGACGGAGGTGCTCTGCCGATGGGTCAATACAATCTCCGGCGCGATTCCTGTCAAGGAATGGGAAGAGTGTGGATCTGATGAGATTGAGCTAGATGTGGAGAAGATGACTTGGTTTGGCCTTGATCTATCGCCAGATCGTAGAGATGGGGCGTTAGTAGCTGCTCAGAAGAATCCGGACGACACTTTCAACCTCAAGCTTCTGCATACCTGGCACAATCCGATTTCGCTAGACGATAAAGCTATCGCCAACGACATCGCGCCCTATGCACGCAAGTATCCGCTTGAATATGTGGCTTTTAGCAAGAGGACAAGTTCTGCCGTAGCTGCTCGACTTATGCCAGCCGGCATTCCGGTCATTGACATTGATGGCGCACTTTATGGCCAGAGCTGCGATGAATTGCTAGGTGCGATTACGTCAAAGAGATTGATCCACGGGAAACAGGCAGAATTATCCAAGCAGATATTATCGGCCGTGAGATTACCAATGGGCGATGGCGGCTGGATTATCGGACGGCGCGCCTCAAGCGTTGCAGTCTGCGCAGCCGTTGCATCAGCTCTAGCCACACACTTTGCGACACGCCCAGAGATGGAGATTGATATTCTGGTCGGTTAGATGTATAGCGAGCCTTTAGACTTATCCACATGGGTCTATTCTCTCGCACAGTAACGACGGCGGCTCCGGCTGCGACCTCCGACATCGAAGCATCGCTGGCTCCAGTAAATGTCACTAGCTCTCTTTATAATATCTACGGCGTCGCCGGAATCACTGCATCTCGCGTGGAGTTTATGTCTGTTCCAACGTGCGCTCGCGCGCGAAACATTATTTCGTCAAGTGTTGCATCGATTCCGCTTAAAGTTCGCACTCGCGCAGATGGTGCTCGCGTTGAATCTCCTCCAAAGGTAATTAACCAACCAGATCCACGCGTTCCAGGATTTGCGACGTATGCTTGGCTTGCAGAAGATTTATTGCTATACGGATACGGCTACATGCGCATTCTTGAGATTTATGCAGACACATATCGCATCAGAAGCGCAGAACGCATTGATCCAACACGCGTCACAATTAAAACAAACGCGCAAGGAACAGAAATCGATTATTACTGCATTGATTCGATTCCCGCACCTTACGATGGCGTGGGCGCTTTGGCAGTTTTCTATGGAGTCGATGAGGGCATTCTCAACAGAGCCGGCCGAACAATAAAGGCCGGTGCAGAGTTAGAACGCGCCGCAACTATGTACGCACGCGAGCCAGTGCCAACGATGGTCTTAAAATCTAACGGCACTGCACTTCCAGCAGATCGAATCGCAAAGCTTCTTGAATCTTGGGGGCAATCACGTCGCAATCGCTCGACTGCATTCTTGAACGCTGACGTCGAGTTACAGACTTTAGGATTTGATCCGGAGAAGTTACAACTGAATCAAGCTAGATCCTACGTATCAACTGAACTGGCCAGAGTCACAGGCATTCCGGCTTATTACGTCGATGCTGAATCAGGATCGAGTATGACTTATTCCAATGCAACTTTAGCGCGTCAATCTTTGCTCGACTTCTCACTTCGTCCGATCATGTGTGCAATCGAAGAGCGTCTATCCATGACTGGAATGGCTAACGACTTTGTACCGGCATCGCAAGAAGTCAAGTTCGATTTAGATGATTACTTGCGTGGATCAGCAAAAGAGCGCGCAGACGTTTACAAAATTCTCTACGACATCGGAGCTCTTACTTCCGATGAAATCCGACTAGAAGAGGAAATGATCCGATGAAAGAATCAAAGCCAACTCCGATGAATCTTGACTTTTCAATCAAGGTCACGGCGACTGACTTTCCAAAGCGCGAAATCTCTGGACGCATCGTCACGTGGAATGAAGAAGGCTCCACATCAGCCGGCTCAACTATGTTCAAGCCTGGCTCTATAACTTTTAGTGATACGACTAAATTGCTACTTGAGCATCGACGTGAATCTCCAATCGGATTCTTGAAAAGCTACAAAGTCACCGATGATGGAATCGATGCGACCTTCGCTATCGGAAATACGACCGCAGGCAACGACAGTCTGGTCGAGGCATCTTCTGGATTACGCGACGGCTTTAGTGTGGGCGTATTAGCTGAAAAGTATAAAAATGTCGATGGCGTTCTAGTTATTAGCGCAAGCGCGCTAAAAGAAGTCTCACTTGTTACAGATCCAGCCATCGCTAGCGCGAAGGTTGCAGTCGCAGCTAGTGAGCAAGAAGATTCTGAATCCGTCGTGGAAACAGAAGAACAAACTACCAAAGGAGAAAACGAAGTGGAAACAACTCCAACCGTTACAGAAGCACCAGCCGAAACGGTTGAGGCTTCCAAAGTCGTACAGGCCGAGGCAGCTCGTCCGCTCTATTTCACATCACCACGATCACCAATTACAACACCAGGCGCATACCTTGAGCACACAATCAAGGCAGGACTTGGCAACGAAGATTCTCGCCAATACATCAAGGCAGCAGATGACAGTTTTTCCACTAATCCAGCGATGTCGCCAGTTTCTTATGTTCGCGACGTTGCACAGAACACAAACGCAGACCGTCCAGTAATTGACGCATGCGGTGGAACACGTCCATTAGCTAGCTATGGAATGACAGTGTCAATTCCTAAAATCACTGCAAACTCAACTGCTGCAACAGTGGCAGAAGGCGGAGATCCAACAGGAACAACTGCAATCACTTCTGCTTATGTCAATGCGACAGTAATCAAGAAGGCTGGATTCCAGCGTTACTCAGTAGAATTGCTAGATCGTTCAGATCCATCATTCTATGAAATTATGTTGTCAAATCTTCGCGATGCGTATGCTCAGGCAACTGACCAATATGTAATTGCACAAATCACTGCTGGCGGAACACAGGCAACTGCAACTGCTGCCGATTCAGCCGGATTGATTTCATTCGTATCAACAGAATCACCAGCCGCATACACTGCAACAAAGCGCACTGCAAAGTCATTCGTTTCAGGTACGTCCATTTGGAGCACGCTTCTCGGCGCGGTGGATACAACTGGCCGTCCAATTTACAACGCTGGAAATCCTATGAACAATGCCGGATCATCAACTCCAACATCAATTCGCGGAAATGTTCTTGGCCTTGATTATTACGTTGATCCAAACATGGTTTCAACATCAATCGATGAATCAGCATTCATTATTGAGCCACGTTCAATCGAAATCTTCGAATCTCCATCTTTAACATTGGCAACTAACGTTCCAACAACTGGAGAAATTGAAATCATGCTTTACGGTTACATCGCAGCTCAAGCCGTCTTCGCAGGTGGCCTACGTCGCTTTAACCTAACCTAAGCAAACTAATCATGGGCTAGGTGCGCTCCCGTATCTAGCCCAGCAGCTCACATAAAGGAGACAGAGATGCCAGCAATCATTACCGTAGCAAGCCTTCGGACGGTTCTTGGCGTCTCTGTCGCCCTTTATTCTGACGCCTATCTTGAAGGAATTATCGATTCTGCTGAACAGGTAATTCTGCCGCTATTGACTGCCAATCAAAACTCAGTCGCAGCCGTATATCTCCAAAATAATGTCGCCTATTACATAACACAAAAGCCGAACACATTCGTCGCTGGTCAAAGTGTTGTCGTTACCGGTTGCGTTCCAGCTACATTCAACGGAACACAGACAGTCACATCAAAT